GCATTAGAGCAAGCCAAATTAAGTCTTGGTCAATATGATGAATTTACTGGTGGTCCGGCAACTATGCAAACCGCTAATATATATAGTTTTTTATATAATGCAAAACAAAACAACTTCGACGGTGTAGAGGCTTAGTAGTTGGTAGATATGTATAGAAATACTATAAAATTCTACAGTGATCTTATTTCCGGTATACCTTCAGAACAAATCATCGATTTATCTGCGGAAGATAAAAATAACATAAGAGATATTAAAAACCTTATTGAGGATCATATAACGCCATTATGGATTGAAGCTATAATGAAGGTTGGTGATGATATAGTAGATTCTCAAATAGATCAAGAAGTAGAATCTTCTATTGAAAATAGAGAGGAAATGAAGAAAGTTGCCAAAGATTGGCTTCATAAGAATATGATGTATGGAGATATAAATGCCGTTACAAGCTACTTATATAACTATTCCTATTCTTCTAATCCTATAATAAAATAGGCGTTTCATCTTATATAGCATGCAGAACAGTAGACATTAGAAGAAATGCATCATATAGCTCCAAGACTAATGAAAGCCTATCAAAAGGCAAATAGTGGAGAGAGGTCTATTACTCCTGGATGGCAAGCTATAATGATGGAACGTGACGATAAAGGTATTCCTACTGGCAATTTTATACGTGATCTAAATTATGGTCTATATTAGAAAGATCTTAATAATTTTATAAAGACTTTAAATTAGGATTTTATAGACAATTACGGGTTTACTTATGTTATAGACGACACTGGCGCTGTGGTAAATAGTCTTACTGGAGAATTTGCAGAAGACGAAGAATGGGGGTCAAATGGAGAAATGCCAAAATATGTAGAATATTAGAGAGCGATAGAGGCATTTAAATCAAAACGTGTGCATAGAAGATTTACAGGACAATATTATATGGAAAGACTGTCTCGTCCATATGACGGGACAATAGACCCGTATAGTCCAGAATTCAAGGATACTAGATTTAACCATGGCCTATCTCCAAAAACACTGAAAAGATATAGTTATTATCAGTCAAATATAAACTATTATCTTAATAAATCACAAGATCCCAATAATGGTTTAGTATACCCAGAAAAATTAGATGCTGATGATAAGAAACAGCTTCTCATGTGGATGACTAAATTGGATGACTTCACTAATATATTCAAAACAGATGGTTCATATAAGACTGGAGAAGACTTAAAGATGGCTTTTGAAGTCAGGGCTTGGTAGAAATATATAGGATAGCATACAAATAGCAAACATTTGCAAGACTAGTTTGCAGTAGAACTAGCAAATGCAAAAAATGAATCTATTGCAAAAGGAGATCCTAAGATATATCAAGATTTCTTGACATTTAATGCATAGGCAGGAATAAATCCTGATTATATAGAGCAAACTGTGGGATCATTGAGTTCTAGTAGAGAAGACAATGACTTATCTACTAGAGGAAAGATTTTAAGGCAATCTTTGCAAGACCAAGTATAGATGTAGCTTACATATACAAGAGATCTAAAAAGTAAGTTGAGAAATCCGCTTTTCTGGTTAAGATGTAAATCGGCAGATTAGGCAATAGAGGATTCCAAAGAGCCTAATAGCGGAGGTTGGTCAAAAGATATGTATGAGAAATTCCAAAATAACTTTTATTATAAGGATATACTATATACTACAGATACGGGATTTTATATTGATGACAACGGAAATGCAATAAATCCAAATGATCCTAATGTAAAGGTATTGGAAGAAGCTGGTAAGTTGCTCACGTTTAGACAATACTTAATAAATAAGTATACAGATGAAGCGTTTTAGACAGGGTCTGTGGAAGGGCTGATAGATGAATCTACCGGAATGCTTATAGATTTCTCTGGACTTTCTATGCAGGAAATAAGAATGCAAATATCGTCATTATTGTCTTATAGAAAAATTTAGTTTCATGATGACGGTTCGGTGACAGAAACTACAGAACCTCTTAGTATCTTTTAGATGCTCTATCCAAAGACAAAAACATTTTTCAACAAGAGGACTGGACGCACAGAATATAGTGTTATACATCTTGGAGAAAGAAGATTTAAAGATTCTGTTTCTTCATTTAGAGATACCGCATTTGATCCAAATGAGAGTGTGTCAGAAAAACCAAACGCATCTTTTGATGGCGGCAGATACGACAACAGTGAGGAATATAGTAAAATGAGAAACGATAAAGATGTATCTGATTTATATGATATCCTCATATAGACTATGCGAGACTCATAGGATATATTCTCTACAAATAGAAAGTTTAATTATAAATTACCATAGATTAATGCTCGCACTGTGGCTCTATTTTCTAGAATATTAAAACGTGGTTATAGTGCAAAAGCATTACAGTCTATATGGCAATCTATGTCTACTATTGAGGAGAATGATGACGATATGCGTACAAAGTAGGACTATTTTATTGGTGTTGATGGAGAAGTAGCAAATGATATTCCTATTAAGTTTATACGCAGCATTAAAGATCCAGAGTTACTGTCTACTGATCTAGTAAGTTCTGTTATCCTGTTTGCAGACATGGCCATTAATTATAAAAATAAATCTGGAATAGACGCCACATTAAAGTTGTTGCGATATAATATGGATCCAGAAATAAGATAGGCGTATGATAAAAAACTTAGACCGGAATCCGAATAGGCTTCTAGCAATAATGATTAGTCTATAAAAATGTACGACTCCATGATGGATACGCTTATGTATGGAAACAAATATGGAGACAGAAAAAAAGGAGGTCCTTCTAAAAAGACTATTGCTACGCAAAAAGCTGTTGATGCGTTTCAGTCATTCGAATCTGGAGCCATGCTTGGTTTAAATATGTTCTCAATGTCTGTAGGATTTGCAGATGCTATAACGAGAATATTTTCAGAGAGTGCTATGGGAAAATATATGACTCCTGGAGATTGTTTGTGGGCGTTAGGAACTTGTTTATGGTATACACCGAAGTGTATAGCCAACATGTTTAATCCACTTGCAAATAATAAACTTACGGCACTTATGTAGATGAATGGTGTATCTAAAGGTGTTTATGGAACATATGTAAAAGCCGATTGGGGAAGAGGACGCAAGTTCTTGTCTAATATACTTATGGGCGGATGGTCAATGCTTGACTGGATGGCAAACGCATTATTAATGGCAGCATTTTATCATAATATTCGTTTTTACGAAGGATTATTAGATGATAATGGCGATTATATAATAGATCCTGGTTTTTATAGCAAATATGATCTACAACAAGCGTTTTTAAGAGCTGGTAGAACAAAAGCTGAAGCTGACAAAATACATAATGGGTATTCTGATATTTTATCTACGTATTCTTACTTTACATTAGATAAAAATGGTAACAATGTAAGAAAGCAAGGTCTTGGCAGAATTACTTTATGGGACGCTTATGAGTTTGCTCCATACGTAAAAGATGAAAACGGAAACGTAATAAAGGCACATGGGGAAGTAAGAATAAAAGAACAATTTGCTCCATATGTTACGTAGAAATTAAAAACGCGTATTGCTACAAAAACAAAGAAACGGGGTGCTCTTTATAATGGAATGAACCCTGACAATGACGTTCCAAGGTGGAAACGTGATGTATTAGGTCGTCTTGCAGGAGCATTACGTGGCTGGATTGTACAATAGTATCAACATCTTGTTGCTGGTGGTACAGATAATGTATCTAGGGAATAGGAAACTGAAATAAAATACGAGACAACATCTAGCGGGACTAGAGTTAAGAAAAAGCAGCGTCTTAAAAAACTCACAGATGAACAAAGATCTAAAAGGTTTGCTTGGGATTATGAAACAGGTACTCCACAAGATTAGATATTAATAGGTCTTGTTAGGTCATTTAGAACATTATATAAAATGGGAATGTAGATAGCAATGACTTAGCCTAGAACTGCAAAGTTATCAGAAGTAGAAAAATACGCTTGGAAAGATTCTATTATATTCTTAGCAATGTTGGCCATGATGATGATTGGATGGACGTATGTTCATGATGACGCAAGAACAGTTCAACCTCCTAAAAATAGAGAAGAGGCCGGACCTGCGAGTATGTTAAACCCAATAGATTACGTTTCCTATTTTACTAATGTGTATATACCAAATCAATATTATAAATTAGGCATAGATGATATTTGGTTTAGAACAACAGAGGCAAAAATATCAAACATTGACCCATTCTAGGTTTCTGATATTTTGTCAATGTATACAGCATTAAAAAGTGGTTTAGATGATCAAATAGCGTTGATTGGTCTTGGATTTGACTATATAAATGGAGATGACGCCGATACTATTCAAAAGCAAGGTGCGTATAAATTTTATACACAATCAGAAAAAACGAGATATCGTGCGTTCGGTTTTACTAAAAACTTACATACAGCGCTTACTTACTACGGAGCTGTAAACAATCTACGTTGGTATACAAACAAGTTCGGTAAGTTTTATAGAGCTTTTGGCTATGATTTCAAACAAAAAGACAAACAAGCTCAATAGGAAAACAAACGCGGCGGCAGAAACCTATCTGTCCGTAGTTTACAAGGAAGAAATATATCTGGTAGAAATCTATCCGGTAGAAATCTATCTGGTAGGAGCCTATAAAACCATCATTACATGGGTATAATAAAAAAGGGGAGACATCTTCATTATGAAGACGCCTCCTCTTTTTTTATTATAATACCTTCATTGTTGTAATTGTCCGGATAGTAATCTTCTAACGGCATTTCATGAGTGTATTTCGTCGCTATAGACGAATCACTCATGAGTACATTAACCATATCATTAGAAAAATTCCAGAACTGCAAAACTGTAACTTTCTCATCTTTAGTTAAATGTATTATGCCATTAGTAGACGCTTTCAAACCAGGTTTAACACAAAATACATATATATAATATGGTGTGTTATTTACCATTTTTACATATTTGCGTTTAAGTAGTTTAGATTTATTAAATCTATTTACTCTAGATGTCACATAATCATTTCTTATTGTGTCATCATAAACAAGGTATATATTGTTCTCTCCATCTGGTTTGTCTGGATCTGACGTATAACTATCTATAAATCCAGCTGCTGCTGTAAAATCTATAGTAGTCATACTACAATCCATGAAAGGTATAACTATTTTTTCAAAAGTGCTCATAGATTTAGGTTCTCACTTCCATCTCCTTCATAGTACTCTCTACTATGATCCCACTTACCTGTAGACTGATGCCATGCAATACGATCGAGAGCGGTAAGTATAGTCTCATCTCTAGAGCTAACATTTTCTTGCTCAATTTTAAACACTCTGATTTCATATGAACCAGTAGTGTCTATACCAATGATGTAATACTCAAATTTCCATTCAAATATTTCATCTACTGTAATATCGCATTCATTAACAAGATACCATCGTACAGCCATACTATAATAGTCTAACTGTCTTAGATAGTCATACTGGTCTATACTATCCTCAAAGTGCCACAGCTTTTGTGTAGTCTTTAAGTCGTATATTATGGCTTTCTTATTCTTAAAATCAAGAGTAAGACCGTCCAGTAATGATTTACATTGTATCTTTCCCTCATAACTCCAGTTTATATGGAATTCATGATAATCAGATATAGGCGATATTCCAGGGTCTCCTGTTACAGGTATAAATCCATCAATATCTAAACCACGTATTTCACTATTACGCGGCCAGATAATGTTCTTTGCAAGCTTATGAGATTGGATGTTTTGCTTAATCTTCTCAAGCATTTTAGCATCCCAAGGAGTTATCATAATTCTCCCATCGTGTAACTTCAGGAAGTCTATGTAATCCTTCAACGTAGAGGCTATTTTTAAGCCCTCTGAGAGCATTGTTTTATCGCTCTTTCCTGCTGTACTATACGCTGCTTTATAAGCGCTTAGAACGGCTTTATCGGGCTCTATTTCCACAGTGTTGGATAATTCCTGACAGAACTTCTCCTGTTGTGCAGAAGAAGGTCTACTTTTGTCCCAAACTACATATGTTTTCTGGAACTCTTCAGGTTGAAGTATAAACATGTGAATCATAGATCCACGTTCCAACACTGGGTTTTTCTCCTCAGGAGGTGGATTGGTTAACATCTTATGCAAGTAGGCTGGTCCTTTTTGTAGGAACCAGCCTATATTGCTATTCGATATACGAGTTAAATCCTCGTAATACGGAGTATCAATCTGCATCTTTCTTTGGTTTATGTTTCTCAACATACGCTCGTATAGTATCCCCGTTCTTTAAAACACTCTTAGTGAAGTACCTAAGGAACTGTTTTAGTTCCTCAAGTGCTTCATTAGGTGTTTCAAACTTGTTATAGCCAATGATATTACCGTATGGTTGTCTTGTATCAACCACAAAGTACCATCCACTTGGACTATATTCAATAGAGAATCTTACGATATAATTTGCTTCTTCCAAGCTCATTTTCGTGCAATATTAAGGTCGTCAAGTATCTCATCGAAAGTAAGATCGGGATTATTCTTATGCTCCTCACCGAAGATTACTATATTATCATAAGATACAACAGCCATTGCACTACAACAGAACTCAGCAGCACCCTCAATCTGCTCCTCAGTATCGAAATACTCAGAGAATACAGTCTTAACAACATCCTTATCAATACTCTTAAATGTACGCTTATAACGTATACGTGAGCATCGGTCATTTAGATACTTGTTAATATCATTCTCCTCGTTTGCTGTACACAGAATGAGTTTCTTACAGGTTGGTTTTACACCATCAAAGAACCCGAGAAGCTGAGGTAAATACCAGTTCTTATCGAGCTCATCCATGATGATACATACGTCGTCTGAAACCTGTGCAAAGAACGTCTCAATGTCGTTTGAACGCACACCTCCATTAACGACGATAATGGGTAAACCAGACTTAAGGGCTGTTTTCTTAGCCATCAAAGTCTTACCTGAACCCTTAAGACCACTAAACAATACACCTGTAGTAAGCTTATTGGTCTTATTGAAAGTAGATACACATTTATCCATGAACTTCTCATCGGAATCACTAAGATAATACTTCTCAGGGAAGATAAAGTCATCTACCTCTTCAAGTACACATGTATCTAAGCGTTCCTCATTATGAAGCTCATATATCTTACCTGGCTTGAGCTCATACTCATTACCAGATGGGATTGGAATAATGTTGTTATTGTTCTTTATAAACTTATATTTACTTTCCATTTCGTTTTTGTTTTAGTTCTTCAATCATCTCGTCTACTTGTTTATGATTCCTTACCAAGTAGCACTTTGTTTTGGCGTGGTGTTTATGTAAATAATACTTAAACAACTTCCACCTAAGTGGAAACGAATCACCCATAAGACCTTTGCATTCTACTATAAAACCTCGTCCTACGAAGTCTGGTAGATATGTAATAGGTCTTATTTTTTCGCCTAAGAACTCGAACTTTGGAAGAAGAGTAAAATGCTTTGGCTCATATTTGACTGGTATTCCAGCCTTCATAAAAGCTTCATACGTATAGAGTTCGAGTTTACTACGAAAATGTAGTCCATACGCATCGACAGCTGTCGCATTTTTAACCCTTCCTTTACTTTTCATTTCGCTTTTGCTTTAACAAGAGCAAAACAGGCTCATACTCTTTTTCAAATGCTTTAATATCCTTTAACAGGCTATAATAAACACTAGCACCACCGAAAATCATTCCGAGTGCAAAAGAGAACAAATAACTTATGGCGTCACACATATCATTCTACTGTTTCGGTTATACATTCGCTATCATGAAGTCCGTACTTAGAGTACTTCATAAATACATCAAATACTTCTTTACGAAGCAACTCTTTTTCTTCTTCGGTCTGTGGTTTAGTATTTCGTATACGATCTGCTAATTCAGAAATATCCTTCTTTAAACTTGGAAGATTACTCTTAGAAATGCCAAACATACCAAGAAATGCGCTTGTCATCTTAGTAGCTCCTATAACAAAACCTAACACTCCACCAATAAGAAGTGCACTTACTCCAATTATTGCGTTAATCATATTTTTCTACTGTTTTAGTTAACCATTCTTTCACTGCAAAGAACCCATTCGCTTTCACAGCGTCGGATACGTCCTTTGCTTTAAACTTCTTGTGAACAAATATAGCATCTAACTTATATTGCTTACTATACTGTCTAGCATTCTTCATACCAGCGGCATCTCTGTCGTATAGTATGATTATATGCTTCCATTTGCTTCTTAGAGATTGAAGCGTACTGTCGGGTAGGAAAGTAGTTTCGCTACTCGGCGATATTGCATTAAAACCCATTTCATATAAACACATTACATCTTTTAAAGACTTAGTTATAATAAGTAGATTACCAGATTCTGGTAACTGAGCATAACCTTGTATATTAGTATTAGATAAATTAGTCCTCCATTTAGTATACTTACTTGCTAATGGACGATAAATCTTAAACCTATCATCTACCTTATAAGCATACATTGGATTATCCTCTTTATATACTCCTCGTACAATACTATTGCACAAGAAGTATTTAATACTAAATACGTTAAATCTTTTAAGAGTATCTATGGATATATGAAACTGCTTCCAATACTTCTTATCAACTTCTGTAAATGGTTGTCGAACAATCCCAATATTCGTCACTCCAGAGCCCACCAATTTGGTTGTGTTGGCCGTTCGTATCTCTTGGTTAGGATTTATCCGTCGAACTATTTTTAACAGCTCACGCTCAAGTTCTTCGCGTGTCTGGATACCCCTATAAAGCTTAATAAACTTTAAGGCGTTTCCAGCTTCTCCAGTTCCATGATCCTTAAACAACAAATCTCCAGTTTTGCTAGGAAATATAGCAAAGCTAGGGATTTTATCATCTGGTCTCAATGGACTGTTCATAAGCTTTCCTGGTTTAAATGGACCAAGATAATAAGAATAGATGTCATAGTCGCTCAACTTGTCCAACAAGTCTTTTAGACTCATTGTAATAGCTGTCTTAGTGCTATACATATTACAACTTCCTACATTGATGATTCTTAATTCTCTGTAGAGTTACTGTTGTCATCATAGGATTTATCTCTTTCTTATTAGAAAAAGGTACAGTAACATAACGATGTTCATCATTAGCAAACACCATATGTGTACTATTCTTATGATGTTCAAAGAATCCTAGAGATTCAAGAATAGCTTTAAACTCTTTATAGGAATATGTCTTTAATGCTTTTCTTCCTTTCATAATCAACAACTTCCATTAAGCAAAACCTCATTCTTGTTTTTAATACAATAATATCCGGTTTCGCTTGTTCTACTATGAAAATTGAAGAAACATGTAGCACATACACCGCTAGGCTCAGGTATCTTTACCTGTGCAGTTTGCTTTTTCTTCTTCATAAGTTAAAATTAATTGTGGGAATTATGGGATTCGAACCCATACTGAACTTCGCTATAGCTTGGCGCTTTTGTCTTGATGTGTACATCCCTTTCGGCTCCGTACAAAGGTAACATCTCAATACACGTTATTCCTCACCTCCTAATGCTAGTGCTGCCATTACACTAAATTCCCAATCCATATTAAAGATATTTTATCAAATCTTTAACAGTTTCATCTACAACGATATTGTTACAATCTGGCATATTTCCAATTGTAAGTACTGAGCATAGACGTAGATTATTATTTTCACAATAATCTCCAATTTGTTTTTGTGCCCAATTATCATTTAGAGAACGTTCATTATTTATCATAATGATACCTCCAATCTGGTCTTTACGCAGATAACAATCGTGAAATGAAAATTCAATTTGACCTTTTCTGTTTACAGCAGGCTCAATCTTTTCTACAGATAGTCTTTTTAATTTTACCATATTGATTACGTTTAAAATTAATAATTTTGTAGTATGGAGAGGAATCGAACCTCTCACAGATAAAATCTGTTTGACAATGCACCATAAAGGAATTCTGTCCCTTACATACTTCCAGGGCTCTTTTCTGCTCTCGATGTAACCTGCCCATTTGCTACACCAACAAGCCTTTTCAGGCATTTGTGGTTGACGGATGTCAACTTCCACCACTGACGTTATGTTTCAAATTTCCAACTTGCAATTAGATTTTTCATCCAATTTGGTTGATCATCAAAACGGCAGGTCGTCAGCACCTGTATGAGTCTCAGTTACCGGAGTAGTGTTTCCACTAAGCGGATCAGCAGCAGGCTCTTTATCTGCTACTACAGGACGCTCTGTAAGATCATTCTTCCAAAGCTTAATCTGAGACTCTTCTTTTGCAACACTCATAGGCTCAACAAAAACACCAAGAGAGCTTACTTTCGTATAACCCTTCTTGTCGTAAACAACCTTAAGACGAAGAGGTGTGTTGAGATTACCAGTAACAATGTTTAACTTGGACTCTACCCACTTAATCATCTCCACGAACGAAGAACCTTCGAATTCCTCGTGTTCTCCGAGACAAGCATCCATAACCTGCAGAATACGACCGAACTGCTGATTATCACGATTCTGAAGATCTTCATCGGTCTTAATCCACATGTTCTTCTCGTTCTTCCACTCAGTCATAGTTGCTGTCTGGCCGTTCTCATTCTCAAAGATAATCTCCAAGAAATCACGACCATTCTGAGTCTTGCTTACATTAACCTCTTTCAAGATTACATTCTCATTGATGCCCACTGGCATATAGGAGCTATTAAACTCCGTATTGTTTGTTGTTGCGGTTTTTGTACTATACATAGTTCTTACTTATTTTCAGGTTTATAAACTTTATCCCAATATGTGGTTATGCTTCCATCTTCGTTGCCTGTAGCGATGACGATATCTTTCCCTGCAATATGTCTTGCACGGGCCTCCATAATTGTTCCATCTCCTCCGGACTTAAAACTAATGTGAGTCTCATTGTCCTTACGATAGACGTATCCAACGGCATCTGCCATGCCACATACGATTTTGCCAAGTTTTCCAACGAGATCGATTTCTTTGGCGTTGACCTCTTGACCGTCTTTATCGGTGATACTATCTTTGACATGTCCTATAAGAATAAACTCATCACAGAGATCCTTAAACATGTCAATTACCTTCTTCACTGCTGTTCGAAGGTAAGCATATCCAGCACCACGAGCAAGCGTTGTTATGTCAGTTCCTTTCCAGTTCTTTCCTAACTCCGTTTGCCGATAAAGCGTGCAAGCATAACCCATGCAAATGTCCTCTAGACGAGTTGCATTATCAATTGTTATATGTTTATAAAATTTATGACCAACTTCTTCGTTCTTAGCTCTAATGGCCTGAGCAATCTGACCTAAGTCCTCTATTGTGCGTGCTTGTACAGCCATCGCATCAATGAAAGTAGAACCTCCTTCAAGGTCTATAATCAGATTGTTGGGTATCTGAGCCACACAGCTGGTCTTTCCTGATTTTGGTAAACCGTACAGTATCAGATACTGCGGATTCACCGATGTAGCAGGAACTGGTTGTGTAGGTAGTACTAAGCTCATATTATACTAAATTATTTCTTAATCGTAATCTTCAGACCAGCCACATAAATAGTAGCAATAGTCTTCTTCATATCAGCACCCAGGTTATAGAAGAAAGCATCGTCCATAAGGTTAAAGAAATAAACCTTATCGTTGATGTGAATATAGTCATCAGTAATAGTGATATAATCACCAGTAGACAGATGATACTTCACGTCCTTCTCAAACGGGCAATCGTATGCCAGATTGGCAAGGAAGTTAAAAGCATTGTTATAACTATACGTCTTCTTACCCCAAGCGAAAACATCCTCAAGAGGATCGTTATTCTTCAGCTTAATGTTAATCTTAATCTTCTTATTGGTAGTGTTCAGAGGACAATCGTCACACGTAAACAACCACGGATTCTTCTCTGCTATATCAGCAGCAATAAGATCATCAAGAATCTTAGAGTAGTCTGTAGACTTATAACTGGGAGTGTAATATGTTGAGGGATTATTCTTAATTGTAAAAGTATACTTCTTCATAATTCAGCCTTTCTTTTAAATGTTAATACTAGTCCGACGCATTAACATTCGATGAGATTATTAAACATTAGGTCGTTTTCGAACTCAAGGATACAAGGCTTACCAGCATCCCTGTTCTTTAAGATGTGAATATACACCTTGTTTTGTACCGGTAAATGATTTGGACCATATTCTTGTATGTTCAATATCTCAGGTCGATGTAGAGCCATGACATAGTCACTGCCTTGGAAAATTGCATCGGACGATGACAAGTCACTTCTCATAGGATAATGTGACAAAGGGTTATTAATCCTTTCTGAGGCTTCTATATTTCTATTCATCTGTGCTATTTGTATCACAGATGTCAGAGGAAGTTTCTTCACCTGAATGAATACACGCTGTAGTTCTGCTATTGTTTCCAACACAGAACCAATGGGTTTCGTAAGCAATGCATGATCATAAAGAATCACAAAATGCTTCTTAGTTCCTTTTACATGCGTGTCATAGAAGTTGTATATAATCTCTTGAACTTGCATGGGAGTAGTAGGACTATCTACAAAGTAAATAGGATACTCCTTTAGCTGATTGCACACTCCAATGACTTTACTAAAAGTAGCGTCATCAAGGTCCGTTTCCGAACTATACAAAGTCGAAGTCGTTTTCCTGAGCTTATTAGAAAGCGTCCTTCCAACTTGCCTAAATGCAACCATCTCTAACGAGAAGTTCAGAACTATTATATCCTCGTCAGGATTAAGGTCTATGATGTCAGTAGCTAGGCAATTAGCGAAGGAGCTCTTGCCTGATCCCGATATGCCAGCTATGGTATAAACGGTATTTGGTTCAATACCTCCCATACACTGCTTATTGAACTTCTTCCACCTAGTCTTTAGAGACACAACAGTGTGCTCTCTTCGACCGGCGATATAGTTGATAGCTTCTTGAGCTACAACTTTCATAGGTCGTATAAGATTAGAGGAGTTCTGTTCCATAAGTATTTGTAACTTTAGTAGAGTCTGCCATTTCTTCTTCAACTGCTTCCCACTGTGCGCGGGTTAACCAGTTCCACATGGTCATCATATAACCAAGAGAACCTTCTCGCATGCGCTTAGATATTTCAAAGTCTAAACACTTTATAAGGTGTTCAGCCATTGCTGTACTATTTCCGCACTTGTTGTTAAAGAAGTTTCGACATTTGTTCACGTTTGCACGTAAATAACTCTTTGTTCCATCACTTCGCATAACGTATACAGGGTACATATCATAAAACAGATCAAAGTAGTCCTTCTTAGGAAGTACTGCTTGTTTAAGCTTATCCGTAGGCTGGTATGTAATACTATCGGCTCTCTCTATCGAGTCGATTAGCCCCTGTTCTACTAAGTATGATATTTCTTCGTCGCTTATAAGGCTGATAACGGAGCGGACGTTTTGATATAATGGTTGATTCTTACCCAACACCATACTTAGGAATACTAACTGATTCATATTGATACCTGGAAACTCGTCCAGGATTTTTGTGTTTAATTCGATTATCATAGGAATAAATCCAGTTGTTGTTCAGTAAAGTCAGCGATAATCTTCTTGGCTTCACTGATATAGTAACGATAGTTGATCTTCCGATCTTCCATCGGTATATCATCAAACTTATTCAAGATTGTTACTCCTGACTTCGTTAGCATATTAGACATTTTATCTGTGTCATCTTTTTTGAATAGATATGCTCCATTCGTACTAGCATAAAACCTGTTGATACGTTGAACAGGAGTTTCACCATGAATAACAGAAAACTTCTTATCAACAGCTTGTGACATTAAGAAATCCCGTATATCCTTATCGTTTTTCACAAACTCTTCAACAGATTCATGCTTTGTAAAGTAGTTTATTACCGCCTTTGGTATAACCACAGGTGCAAGTCCTTTGCCTAACTTGTTCTTTGTAATAAACATACCTTTTTCTTCTATCTCTCCGCCTTTTAAGACACCAAAGTAGTCATTAATTGCGTATTGATAAAACGCCTCATACTCGTCAGATTCAAACTCTAATCTGGTAAGCCCTTCCACCTCCCGTATAGAGTCCGAAATCGCCTGTTTAAGGCTATTTTTAGCCCTGTAGACGACTCCGTCTGTGTTGCACTGAATAATCTCACACCCAAGCTCTAAAAGCCTGTCTACGAGCAAAAGAAGGATTAATTGCCCGTTTATACGTATCCTAAACACGTTAAAAGGATCGTACATCCATGAGACCTCTTGTTGCATCTTACCAGTAGGTGAGTTAAGCACAATTTTCAGGAACGCGTTCTTAACTTTCTGACCTGTATGTTTCGCTTCTAGTCTTTCGACTTTCAATTGGGCAAACAATTCGCGAAATATTTCTCCACCCTGACGAGGACCGAATCCATATTCGATAAGTAATGAGGGATACATACTAGCCACATCTGCATGCCCTATAAACTCGTCAGCCTTAGGAAGGAATATCTTAGGTGTATGGATAGTATGAATACCACCAACACCTATAGAATATACCACATTTGAGAGAACAAACTTCTTCTCATAGCCTTTTCGCTCCTTAGAGTAAACTACCTGTTCCTTCATTTCCTCTAAGACGCTCTGTAACTTTGGGTTTTTGTATTTTATAAACGGCAGAATAACATCCTTCAACGGTATATAATCCATTGGAGAACGCATTTCCTTTATAACATTTTTTGGAATACCTGACTTCTCTGAGAATTTCTCAAGTAGAAAGGTCTCTGCCATTTTAACAGAATCCATTGATAGACAGTCAATACCGTGTTCTTTCTCTATATAGAGTCTAACTTCAATATCTGGCTGTAACTTATACAACAGTTCTGTAGTAGATTCAACATCATTAATGTTGTATGCAATCATCTCGTCTATATCCTGTTTCAGGATAGGCAATGTGAAGTCTCCGTCGTACTCTTGTACGTTCTTATAATGCATAGTTACTTGCATCGTCTTAAGACCTACACGCAATTTACGAGAGAACTGCATGGTTAGTAAATCCATTGAATAGAAGTACTTCGCATACTTCCACTTTTTAAACAGCTCAGTATCGCCGTCTTCAGAATTTACAATCAATTGTGATAAGTTGAATACAGATTGACATACTCTCCACCAAGGTAGAGCATTCATTCTGTTATAGTAGTCAACCATATAGTTTATTATAACATCATCATAATGATGGTTGTTATATCCACAGAACATTCTGTTGATGTTCTTATAATGAAAGAAGTCAACCAGCTCGCTCAGCTGATTGACTCTTTCGGATATTTCAAACTTGTGTATGGTTGATGTCTCTGTATCCTTAACACAACAGTGGAAGCAATTTTGGAAGACTTCTATATCGTAAACGTTTACAATAAGGTCTTTAATTATCATCGCTTCACTTTGTTAGTAGCGCCCATCCCTAAAATCACAAACTCGATGGGCTTAGGCTCGTCAGCCTAGTTTTGTGTTAAGCAGCTTTAGGTAGAATTATTCTTCCTTTCTGCCGCTTATGGTCTTTCAGATTACCGCAGACAAGATTATTGCGCTTATTCTTAGTCTCGTCTACTATTTTCTGAGCTTTCTTTATCAACTTTGAACTCTTCGGTAACGCGTTTACCTTGTGACCTTCTCCGTTGATGTCTTTTACATCAGCTATCTTCTCTTCCTGGTAGGTAGTTGATGGCTCCTTACCTACGACGAATCGTCCTGTAAGGAGTAGTGGGTCATACACTGAGACGACGAAGTCTCGTATACGTTGCTTAGCATTCTCACGCTCCTGGTTCCACTTCTCTACATCTTCTACAAACATATCTGCTGGCTTTGGGTTCTTACGTTCCCACTTAGCAAGCTTATGTTCTACAAGCTTCTCACAATATTCTACCTTGTTCATCTTTGGTAGAGTATATGGGAAGTTCTTGAAGCTAGCATAGTCAGAAGGATGTTCTACTATCTTACGGATATCATGTGTACCCTTCATATAGTACTTCTTCTTATACTTCTTTCGTAGAGACTTTGTCTGCTTATGGCGTTCATACTCCCAACTGTGGTCTGGAATATGCATACGCATGCCAAGCTTATCTGGCTTATCACTTACTTCCAGATAGCGACCGTGTTGCTTGATTTCGAAGATTCCATCATCCTTTTTAGGAAGATAGATTGTTCCAAAACCTTCTTGAACAAACAGCTTTCCGTGCTGCTTTATAGCCTGCTTAGGAATACTGTCTTCACTATACTGGAATGTTGTTATCTCTGGATTACCGAGCTTACGAAGGTGATTCTTAACGTCAAACTGACGACTGTAAGCTGCAAGCTGCGCTACTTTTCTTCTACGCACCTTAGCACGAACTCTGCTATTTGCCATATTAGTTCACATATTACATTTAACATAAGTTATGCTGCCTTTTTGACGTTCGTAGAGGCCTTTTTAGAGCTCTCAGAGCCTTTCTTAGCCTTAAGCTGGACAGTTGTACCAGACGCCTTCTTTGAAGCGTTCTGAGCGGCTTTCTGGAAGCGCTTCTGCATCATCTTAAGACGCTTTGCGACCTTACGACGATTGTTCATACGCTTCTCCTTCTGCAGCTCTGCATGGAGTTTGTGGTCGTTGTGAGCCATACCATCAAGGCGCTTCTTTGTATAATTCTCTGCCTTCTTGGCATTGCGACGAGCCTTAGCTGAAGTAGCCTTATTGGTCTTCTTAGCTACATAATTGTCTTTTGCAAGCTCAGATGCTGGAAGAATTGGTGGTTTCTTCTTAACATACGGGTGTATTTTTGCCGTCTTCGGCATTATCTCGCGCAATGTTGCTAAGGTCTCCTGATCCGCATCAAGGATTACGTGTGAGTTGGACATCACCTTCCATGTCAGACTTTCGTTAAGCAAAGCCTGCTTTACCATATCACAGTCTTCTGCACTGAAGAATATGATAACGTTGTATGAATTAGGAGTATCGAGCTGATTCTTCAACTCTTCTATCTTGACCTTAGTCTGCTCCTCTGTCAATCCCGTACGCTTGGCACGTCGTTTAAGTGCGTTTATACGGAATGCTACATACTGTTGCTCACGCTCTTTTCTAAGGGTTTCTTTGTCCTTAAGAGTCTTTACTTTTCCAGTAGGAGTCATGTCCTTTGGAATGTTTACTGTTGCAAATGCGTGCTTTGTATTCTGCTCTGTGGTCTTGCCATTCTCGGCCGTTGCCACCTTAAAATTCTTTCTACTCATTTTGATAATGTTTTAAATTGTTAATCACTCGTCAGGCTTTTCATCCTGACCTTCCTTTCCCTTGTATTCGTAATAATCGGACATATAGTAATATCCGATAAACATGAGAACAGTCATGACTGCTCCCATTACGAAACTTACAATTACTGAATCTATTGTCATGTGGTTAGTAAGGGGCATCGAACCCTTTAGACTACCTAGCGCTTTCGCTTGTTCTAACCTGACCAGTTTAATTATATAATAAGGTCCTCCTTAATCATATCGATGTTGTCGGTAATCTCAATGTCGGTGTTGTTGTTAAACTCCTCCAACTTTGTATTATACTTATTAATCTCCAGCTGCTGGTCATGAATCAGCTGTGAAATCTTCTCCTTAGAGAAGGTCTCAGTTGATGCAAGAGCCTTCTTACCCTTCTGAGCCTTAGTCTTTGGGTCAAGGGTCTTAATCATCTTAAGAAGAGCAAGATTCTCTTTGGCCTCACAGGCTGCAAAAATCGTATAATAATTGGTCTTCTTAAACTCCTCGTAATTGAACGTATTAGTACCCATATTCAGATACTGAATCATACCCTTCAGCATAATACGCTTATTGCGCTGCTGCTGGATGTGATTATAGAGAGACTTAAGGTCCTTACCAGAACCCTGCTTTGCAGCAATAGCCTTCTTAGTCATTACATTCTCATCACGGATGATATGAGCGTTTGTAGTAATATACATATCGAGCTCATTCTTCATTTTCAAAATCTTTGATGCGTTCAGCTTAATTGATTTATTTGTCATAGGCAATAATATTTAAATTAGACATGTTAATTCAATTGAGTTCGCATCATCTACCGGTGTAATCCATGGCGGAACAAACCCCCACAGATTGAAAAGATTGTATACTAACTGCTATTGGCCCCCCGCAGAGTTCCGCAGTCAGTATACAATATATTGTTTGAGAATATCTTCAACTTTAGATTATTGATTGATTTCCACAATCAACACACGCACCAATTTGCTCCAGCCCGCAGACCTTCACAATGACCCCCGCAGAGGTCCGACATGCCCGTTTAATGGCGTCCACCAATCCAACGACCCGTAAGTACTTCAAATACATCTCCAACACAGTCTACTACACGAAGCGTGTGAGTGGGCCGTATATTCTGAGGTTCAACCTCAACTTCTACAGTTTCAGGATTATTGTAGACTTTATTATGGTGGTTGACAGCACTATTGTTGTCAAGTCCCTTGTCTCGCCAGAATCCATCATCTGTTATGTGTCGACATACGTCGAAAAAGCGCTGAAGGATTTTCTCATCGCCGGCATGTATGCCTTGCAAGAGAACTTCCTTCGAGAGACCCTCCATAATTGCCTTGTGAGCAACAGGATTAGTGGTCATCTCCAATAGAGCATCCCATACACGAATATAAAATTCATCGTAAGATATGTGATCACAACACTTTATCAAACGATTCCAGAATCCTCCAAATCCGCTCCAAGCATATTTGCCAAAGTAGATTCGTTTGTCCTCTGGAGATGTATAGAACTCCGTATAGTTACGAGCCTGCTGCTTAAGGCTCAATAGAATTTTTTGCAGGATTTTTGGTTCCTCCAACAAAAGACCTATCAAGCGCTCAGCTGTAAGCTGCTTATCGGTCTTGCTTGCCATTACTCTTCGATGTTAACCGATATTGATCCAGGTGCCAGGTCGACATCCTTCTTGAACTTAGCAATAGAATCCTGGTAATCCTTGACCTTCTTCGAATTCGAAGCGATTGCAGACTGTATAGCATCCTTCTTGGACTGCCAATACTTAATCTGCTGGTCAATTCGTGCCAGCTCTGCTGCGTTCAACTGGTTAGCACGAGTCGCAGTCTTGATGCCGTCCGCAAAGATACGGATGGAACGTCCATGAATAGCATCGTCCATGGCCTCGTCGGTAGTCAACCCAAAGGTGTTGCTACCAGCAACAATAGCTGCTCGGGCTTCCTCTTTGGTATCCTTGTTGAAGACTACTACATTGTTGCCATCGATATCGACGCCAAACTCCTGGGTGAATACAGTGTGGTCTTTAACCACAATCATACGAGGTGAACGGTTCGCAATGAATTCCGGACTCTTTGGGTTAGAAAGAATCTGGTTGCGTCGGCTCTCAAAGTCCTGATCGATGTCCGTGGACTCGATCGTGTAGAATTTCGCTCCTGTTGGGAGCATTCGGCTGATGTTCATCACCTGACCACGAATTGGGTCAAGTGCAATATCAATTTCCTGTTTTGTCATTTTTCAATGTCCTTTTTGATATCGTTATTGATTAACCAACGACATCGATTATAAACTATGCCCTCTCGGCTCGGGCGTCGCCGTAAAAAGTGTATTGTGTTTCTAATTTGTTCTACTATTGGTTGTGCTATGCTCATGGGAAGCGCGTTTTCTTTACATATGTAGTTACATCTTTATATTCCTTGTTAGCGTCTTACGAGGCAGGTATGAAGCTCAATCAATGTAACGGGACTCCAACGGTAGGAGATATATACCCATAAATACTAAAGGATCAAAAGCGCTAAATGCCAATATATGCATTCAAGCATCAAATTCTAAAACACGATATTAAGTTTTGTAAATATCACTTGCGCTCGTTGGCAGAGTAGCTACACATTGCTGTGGTCACGGCCTAGTGCTCTTAGATGCAAGTAATTTAGACTAATAAAGTGCAGTGTATCTCTTCAATGTACTTTCCAAATAACTCAAAAGACTTACTGCGGCATTTCTGATTATTTAACGAGCCTAACAGCAATACTAACGTGCTCGTCTACATTCAGCATAAGGCATCTCGTATGTAGAAACGTTTTATTATCGAACGGTCTAGAGCTCCAAAACTCATTATGGACCCACGGCTTTTTGTTGTGCATTCAGCTTTGCTGCTGTCTTCTGTTTATAGTGCACGAATACTGGAGGAATTCCACCTCATACATCGCTTCTTGTCACCCACTATATCTTGCTTATCACACATCGCGAGACAGGCGATAGTGATGTACCTATACTGAATCTTCAGTACGTAACTGTAGAACTTATGGCTACGATATAGCTGCCCATCGATTAAATGTATATTGACTTCATAGGCTAGACGCACCACTTAGATTTGCTGTCTAAGCTTCTGGCTTCCTATCCTGTCTACTTGCTTCTCAGGAACGGTTGGCACTCGATTTCTCTATCATACGTCTAAAATGGTCATGTTTCTTCAATACGACAGAAGGACACTTTTCTAAGGCGTTGAACATAACGTAATAGATTTCATAGAGGGACATCAATTTTTGTTAAACATGTTAATTAATATGCAATACTTATTTTCACAAACCTTATCTTAGTAATCGAATTGTAATGACAGTATAATATACCAGCTTACTACTCTGTAGGGAATACACCTCTGAATACAATAAGTTACAGGAATTGTTATATTTAGTAAAGCATCGAGCGATCTCTCTGTATACTGGAATGTATACGCTTCGAATCGACCCATTTGCACTCTAAAAAGATTTGACTGTCAGGTAGTCATCCGTAGACTCTCAGCATTTCCTCTGATTCATCTTAAAAATCTATATTACTTAACTATCGCTTACCATAGTCTTTCATATCTTCAGAATAGCCTTACTCGCGGACTTCACTCGCGCGGCCTTCAGGTCGTCAAACCCTACTTCGCCAAAGATGCTGCATCCATCTTGTGGTCATTCTACTTTTATATACCGCATGAACGACCAAGGCCTGGCGGTTATCTTCATAGCACTCCTCAGTACCCCATCCCTGGCACCCCTTCAACGGAGTTGTGCCGAATCGAACGGCAAGGACTTCTTCAAGGACCGTAGTTACGGTACGGCGTAGATTATACCTCTACTGGAAATTGCTCAGATTCTCCCCTCAATGCAGGTTTTGGAGACCTGTGACACTAGGATATAGCTTATGTGAATGGTACATACACCTACGTTGTGGCATATTTCGGTGCTTCCACTCGTGTAACGTTATACTAATAATATGTACCCTATATTAGCATGTCCGATACGTGTACGTTTTACGCGATTGGCAACTCGCGATTTGTGTGTCTTTATCTACTATCCCACCTCCAATACGGTTCTCGTGGGCCGAAAGGGTTGATACAAACACTATCCCTCTTACTATAGAACTTTTCGTGTATGTAGTACGCATACATCTATAGCATTTCATCCTACCTTTTGGGTTTCTCACTCTTTGAGAGAGCTAACATATTCTCGGATCAAGTATGTACTATAATTTCGCGTCCGGCTAATGAGACCGTTGACATGACGCTGACAGGTTGCCAAACTGGCTAGAGAGCCAGTGAATCCTCACTGACCCTCCACCCCGGAGTGAATTTCGTCTTCAGACTGATATACAATTACACCGTCGACTGTGAGTTGTATAGTTGGCTGTTTAGAACAACCAACAGAGTCTCGGAGTTGCTCCTCACGAATCCGCGTACTGTTTATTGTAGGTCCATTCGGCAATGTATCTGGAGTGATACACGCTAAATGGGTCCCTACTTCCCGTGCTGCAGTACGAGCAGCAACGGTCTTATAACGAGTCTTCCACTTTATCTTGTCAACATAGACCGTATCGTTGATACGAATTGTGTCAACAGTGGGAGCCTCGCGAGAGAGTCTTTTGTCCAGATCTAACTGGAGGTCAAGTGGCACCTTATTTGTATTCCATTCCAGCTTCTGTGGCGATTGTGGAATGGTAGCTGCCGTCATCGTTTTATTCCCTGGTGGACTGAAGTCCATGAATGCGGTACCTACACCTGCAATCATAAACACCACGGATAGAAGAATTGTCATTGGTCTTTTCATATTGATTATGATTTGTTACGCAAAAATGTAATCTCTTACTTTGCCCATTAAGGATGTAACACCTTCCTTAATGAGCGTTATGCGTTTTTTGATTCTTCTTCTTTCTTCTCACCTTCTCCTTCCTTCTTATCCTCTTTCTTCGTTTCGAATACAATAAGATTGCTCTCATTATACTCGTCTCGCTTAGCGATAGAAGAAGAGAACAGATTCAGGATGATACCAGCACGCTGCTGAGCGTTCAACAACATTGAATCAAACTCAAGCTCGGTAATCTCTACGTCGCGGTAATAAGACTCAATGATTGTCTTTACTATCTCCTTTGCAGAGATGTGGTTGGGATTCTCATTGTTGTTATAAGCAGCAATAAGATCATCAACTGTCTCGAAGGTAGGATCTGTTACCAGAGAAAGCATCTTTGTGAAGTGCTCAATGCTAGCCTTAAGGCCTGCAATCTTCTTCTCTTCAGACTCGATAGCCTTTTCATTAGCTTTCTCATCCTTCTTCAGAACCTTAATGTTCTCCTCTTTAGCCTTTATACTACTTGCCATCTCAGCGCTCTTTGCAGAAACGTACCAAGCGACGAGGATGCGAGTGAGTGCTGCAATCTCCTCATCAGAGAACTTCTGTCTTCCGGTCTTTCGATCGACAACACAGTTCTTGAGTCGACAGAAGGCTGGTACAACGCTATTAGCATCATGCGCGATGCGTCCAAGCAGTGCGCCGAATCCCGATGCAACAAAGGTTGGAGGGACCATAGTAATAATGTCCTGAAGTAAATCAGCGATAGTGAGCTCGTGGATCTTAGCAAGTTCAGCCTGCGGATCGTCTGCTTTCTCGGCGTGAGCCTCAAGATAGGCACGGTAGAACTGAGCCGTTGTGACAAGTTTCTCAACCGGATTAGAGATCGCGGGGTTAAGGAGCTGAAACCCAAGAGCCTCCTTAAGCTGCTCATCGGTCTCGATCTTTGTGTGATCCTTTACGTAGTCCTTATTCTTAGACTCTTCAAGGATCTTCTGCTCCTTCTTCTTCTTCTCCTTAGTCTCCTTAGAGACGTTCTTATCCTCTAACTTGAGGACAACCTTACCGGTGCCGTCTGTGAGACCACAAGCCTCAAGCTGCTGCTTTGTTGGCTTTGGAAGGGTTTTGAACTCGGGCAATGTAACACCCATCTCTGCACCGAGAAGGCGTATTGCCTCATAATTCTTCTCATTTGCAGTAAGTATGAGTGCAGAAGGGTTCTTCTTCACAACAAGCTCTGTTACTGCGATGTCAACAATCGTAGCGTCCTCCAAGATGGTCAGAGCATTATACTTATCTGCGTTGTTGTCGTTAACACGAATCATTTCGTCTTTACGATGCTGAAGACCTGCCATAAACATGACTTTGTCATGCTGTGTCATGCCATCAGGTACACCTGCTACATGAACGTTGTTAAGTACTTCAGCGGACTTATCCTCCTTCTTATCAACTACTGGAGCCTCTACTGTAGGAGGATTCTTTGTTTTATCATTCTTTGCCATTTTGATAATGCAATTTTAAAGTTAATAACTGTGGCTTGGTCAGAGCCTTAATTTGTAACCAATCTTTTGGGTAATGTATATAGTATAATAAGACTTTCATGAGTCGTCATAATACATACACATTTGGGGTTGTCCTCGAGCAGAGCCGAAGACTTTACTCAGAAGAGAATTACGATTGCTAAGAGTAATGTAATCCTTACCCACAGGTTTTGGAGATTTCTCTCCACTGGTTGCTGAGAGAGATACATCTGCCAAACGGAACTCAGCGATTCCGGATGTACTCTCTAGCGCCTGTGTGGGAATACTCTCAACGACTGTAACTTTCTCCTGGTTATTTTCTAGCGTAGTTTTAACCACACTAGCAGCTATGTATGCTCCTACAAATGAGACATACAGCTTCCAGAACAAACTATCATCCTCATAGTATCGCGCGATACCAATACAGATAACAGTAAGTCCTACTAACCATACAACTAAAGCCATCATCGTTTGAATTTTTTTTGTAATACTTTTCGTTTGCGGGACAAATGGGACTTTACAGTACCAGTTGGAATTCCCGTAACTTTACTAATCTCCTGACATGTCAAATTATTTACATAGAAAAGTTTAAAGACTTTACGGACGTCTTCTGGAAACTTTTTGAACTCTTCAACTACTTGATCATAGGTCATCTTGTCGACTTGTGAATCTCCATGATTTACATCCTGTTCGGACATTCTTTCGTCTGCCCCCTCAGGAGCGTAATTTAGGTTCTTTATTCCACGTAAGTAATCGATTGCCGTTCGATTCGTTAGTACTCGCAGCCATCCGCCAAATGACGAATAGTCTTTGAATTTTGAGAGTTTGTCATAAACCTTAAGCCATACAACATTATTGATGTCTTTGGCTTCATCAAAATCTTTGATGTACTGATACAATAGGTTTGTTGTAAACCCTTTATACCTGTAATAAAGTTTATTATAAGCAGACATATTGCCCGCTTGCGCACTTTTGATAAGAGCGATCTCTTCATCTGTGATGTTGGGATTCTTACTCATATCAAACAAATTTGACCGGTTATTAAGGTGTCACTCCTGTAACAGACGGCGCTGTGTAGTGCCCTGCTGGAATACCAATCCAGATTAGGTTTTCAGGGCTAGAATGGAAGTTCTTCGTTTATCAACAAATCATGTTCCACTCTTAAAGTGTTAACAAGATTCAGATGTATTTTGATCGCTTCCTCCTTTTCTACTAATCCTTTCTCTACAAGAGTATTTAGTTTACTTGTAAATATCCTCAATCGCACATTTATGGTCTGGTAGGATAACGTAGCAAACTCTGGTATAATCTTTGAATTAAACCAGTGAATTAACTCTTGTAGATATTTATTAGAATATATGTAGAACAGAAGGTCGTAATCATAACCATCTGGATCCTGTTCGTAGTAAGGAACATAAAGTCTAGTACAGTTTTCTACCCCAGGTGAGCCTTGATTGTATGCGATACTCAACTGTTCGTAGATTGTGCTGACTTTGTTTCCTGAGTCTTGCAAAAGTCCTTCTTCTATTAAAGGACTCAAATAATTGGAAAATACACTAAGCATTATCAAAACATTGTATAAGATAGTCAACAAAATCGTTGATTATTACGTTTTTCTTCTTTCTTTCTTCTTGTGTATCTTCAGCATTTGGGCACATCCAATCGAGATATCGTATCATTATATCATACTTAATCTCTCTTATATCACGTCCTTTTGCTTTAGAGATCGAATACTCATTTTCAACGTATGAGTAACTCGTTTGGAACCAGGATACCCACTTAGAAACTCTTTTCCAATAAGCTTCTTCTTCTTTAGAAAAGTTGTCCCATAAAATAGTACCCTCAAAGTTGAACTTGGTAGGTTTGCCATGTTTATCAAGGCCTAATACCCTCCTAGTTACTGCATCACGTTCTTTTTCATCTTTGTATATCCATACCCAGTTTTTATAAACGTGATCAATCCATTTTTCCTTACACTTACAGTATTTAAGTGCAAGGTTTACCATTTTAGGAACTCTATCCCTAATCATGGCTTTGTATCCTGCGTTTTTGCCCATATTGGAGTGAGTATGGGACTTGAACCCATCGCAACCGCAAATTAATCCGATTACCGTACCCATTCCGACTCACTCTCCCCACTTAGGTAGGGAACACCGACTTCACGCTGCCTCCTGGAGGCCCGTGTAGTCAACAACGTTCATGTTGCCAGTTAAATTTATATCAAAGCGCTTAATGTCTTACTTTCCACTGCTGTCTAATCCAGTCAGGCCCGTACACCAGTTTTAGTTAATTTTAGGAGATTCTCCGATACTGGTAAACGTCCGCTCCATATTGGTGGACCTGGGCGGAATCGAACCGCCGTCCAAACAGCTTATCCTGGGACACGCTATGATTTCTTATTTGTGAGGGGATTAACCAAAATAAACGGAAATGATATAATATCCTCACAATTGTGAATGTTATGATGATCGGTCAAAACATCCAATTTAAGGCTATTTTCAAGCTTTCTGAGCTGTTTTTAGCCCCCTATCCAGTAGCTACTCCATCAAGGGTATTAAAACGTCTCAAAT